ATATTTCCGGAAGCGTTAAGAGCGGGATTGGACCACGTAAGGGACTGTGTACCGGCGGTCTGGCCGGCAGTAGTATAAACCGCTAAATCGTTGGCGCCGCCGCGATGCTGAAGATTGCCAAATTGGCCAAAGGCAGGAGCACCAGCGCCAGTCACAGGAATATTGACACTAGCGGAAGGGATTGTAACGGTAGCCGAAGAACCGATAGGAAGCTCAACGCCAGGGCCTTTCTGCGGCCAGGGGAGGGCCGATGTAAAATAATCATGGCGTTTGCCACGACGCCGAAGAGGGTATGGATTTTGACTCTCAGGTCCAGGTCCTTTATTGACAAGGGCAGAATCCTGAAGATTTTGATCACGGAACCACTCGTTATATATCAGGTTATAAGCCCGATGATGGAGAGATCCAACCTGGATGTTGGGAACATTGACGGGAAGGCCGAAATAATCAGCAAGGGTGCCGGTGCCAAATCCGTTTGGCCCGGAGTCCATTTCGGGAATGAGAAAATCGGTAGGGTCGTCGGGGTTATCCTGTTGGCCTTGGAATCGCTCCCAGTCATCCCAGAGGAGGCGATTGGGAACAGCGAAGAAAAACGTCTCAACGAAGACGTTATCCATAAGGGGGACAATGGGAGTTGCAAGGCGGCCAAACATGGAAGCCTTGAGGGAAAACGTATCGCCAGGAAGAGCTTCGTCCACAAAAATAGGGACGAGATAGCCGGAGTCGAAGGTTGTCTTGTGCCCGTGTGACCGGTCAAAGGTTGACCGGGGAATATTGGCTTGGGGGACCCGGGAAAACTGATGGCTCATTACTGATTTCATTGTTTATCCTTTTTGGGAAAACTTTTTTCTTAAGAAAAAAGAGATAGTTAAGAGTCGCCCGTCACGGAGCTTGCAGCCGCCGGATTTTTGGGGGTCCGGCTCGCAACCTCCGCGCCGGGCTTTTGGTCTGCCACCAAATCAGGCTTGGTGTCAGTCGTACCAGTTACATCAAGAGAGGTGCTGGTACTCGGGGCCTCAATGAGGCCCAGGGCAACGGCATCGTCATGATTTGAGGAGTCCGCCAAGTAGTCAAGGAGAGCCGCAGGGTCGTTTCCAAACATGCGGCGTATGCGGGCAGGGAGGGCGAGGAAGCGGTCATTGGCGTCGTTAATAAAATCGCAAGCCGTCCGGAAATCGAAGGGTTCAGAAAAATCGCCATATTGAGGCTGGTCTTCCCGTACCGGCAAAACGCCGGTACGGGTAAAACGTGCCATAATGTTGTTGATATCACAATCGGCGGCAAAATGCCGCTGTGTGCGAGAGGGGGTAGTAAATTCGATGCCAGAAAGAGTAGGCCGAACATATCGGGAATAGATTTTGGTCATAGCTTAACCTTGCGTATAAACGCGATCCGAAACAACGACGGAAGGAGTGCCGTCAGAGGAGTAACTTTTTTCCAAGCCGGAGTATATTTCAAGTCCTTCGGAAATGAGAACGGGGTGGGAGTCTTCGGAGGAGATAAGGCCTAAGTCGTCGTCGAAGCTCCCAATACGGAAAAGGGCAAAATCGGAAGGCTTAATCGACATGATGGATTCAGGGTCTGCAACGGCGCGCTCAAAAACACGCCGAGCCGCGTAATCATTATGAGCGGAAAAGGGTTGAGAAAATGCCTGAACGCCTTTGTCGAGGATGGAGTACATAAGGGTTTGCATGATAGTCTCCTTGGGGTTGTAAGTTGGTGTCAGTCTCGTCAGTCCGTTGATTCATAAATGCGCTTTTTTTGTTGTAATGTCAAGCGCAAATGTTTTTCTTTTGTTTGCATGCGCAAGTAGTCGATATTTTTAGAGTCTTCTTTGAGGGACTGCTTACGTAGGGCTTTAAGAGCGGACATGTGCTCAGGGTTATCTATGTCGTATAGTCTGTCATAGTATTTTGGTGGTCGACAAATGTGATTATCCTTAAGTACGCACGTGTCGTAGTTATACATGTCCGATTTATACTTATCGTAGTGCAGTCTACCTATACCAGGACGACGAGACATAGTGGTATACTCAGGGAGTAGACCGTTGTAATGGTTGTCAGCGCTTGGGCCAGTAACCTTTTTTAAAACGTAGCGGGCGACGTAACAGCAACTGTCAAATGATACATCGCCAATAACAACGTAACCATGGCCCCAAAGCGCAGTAATACTATCAGAGACATACAGAGGGATGCCGTGATTTTGAGAGTACAGCGCGCAATCAGGAGGACGAAATCCAAACACAATAGCATGGTGATGAGGGCGGGCAGAGAGCTCACCATACTCTCCACATTGGTAATACCGTATCCCAGGTCCATATTTTTTCCTTAAGCGTTTGAAGAAAAGCATATAATCATGCTTATTTAGGGAGCCATCGGCAGGGAGATGATCCTCATCATAGGTCAACGTTAAAAAGCAGTTATCGGCATGCAAAGATGCCTCATGCATGCAGCGTACCGCCCATTGTTTGGCGCGGTCTAAGCGGCAACCTATACACTGGCCGCAGGGTATGGACATCTCAGTGCTCGCAAGGCCAAGACGGCGGTCAAAAACAAGTGGATGCTTGCCGGAGCCCAGACTTACAGGGTCCGCGCTCCGCCAAGCAGTTAAAGGGTTAAAGCAAGGCATATAAGCCTAGATACGGAAGCCACCCCGCATCGGGGTAGCACGCAAATTCTTACGATGGGTGCGGGAGTTGCGGGAAAAATTGCGACGGGAATGACGGCGGGACATGCGATGACGACGCATAATCTACCTCCAGGTAGGATTGAGGGTTACTGTGGCAAAACAAAGCCACGAATAGCTTGGCCAAGCTCATTGGGAAGACTTTTAGCCGTAGCGCCAGGGGGTGGCTGCATAAGGCCGTCAAGTATACCGCCTATAACACGGTTAGGATTGCCATACAAGTCGACCTTTTTAAGGTCGGTATCGGCCATTACGTTAAGAGCCTGAGCTCCATAGAGACGGCTTAGAGCTCCATCACGACCCGCAGCCGCAGCAAGTGCGTTAGCCTGATATCGAGACGTATCGACATCCTGGAGGGTCTTGAGTTCAAGTGCGCTGGAGACTCGTTGGTCGAGCATGGTCTTGATGCGTTGCTGGTCAGAGAGGGCAGTATTGGATGCGTTAAGATCCGCCGTACTACGCTCACGAGAGATTTGAGCGTCCTGTATGTCCTTTTGCAAACTAAGTTGCTTACGCTCAACACCGGCGTAACGACGGGCATTGTGTATCCCCTCGGCAACCTCGCCGAGGGGATTAATCATAGTTGCTTGTGCACCGTGGCCAACGCTAGCGCCAGAGCCACCAGTGGCAGAAAGGATAGGGTTAAGTCCAGCAGCACGAAGGTCGGAAACCTCACGCTGATGGGCGGTATTGGACATGCGCTCTTGCCAATCACGATTCTTCTGAGCCTCTTTGGCATTGAGGGCATTGGTCTGGGATTGACCCCAGACACCGAGAGCAGAGCCGGCCAAGCCGGCGGCGGCGCCCATTGCGCCGCCCCAATCGAAACCCATGGTACACCTCCTAAAAATGGTCAATAAGGCCAGGAACACTATAGACCGGCATAGGACGAGCGCACCGCAACGAAAAATAAGAATCAAACAGGAATTGCGGCTCGTTTTGGACAGCAATAACGCGAGCAAAGGGGGGAGCGTCCTCAATAAACTCAGAGTTGAGGACGGGACGGTTAGTGAAGTGTTGCGAAAGGTGCCAAACATCCAAAGATTGGGGGTCGGACGAGCGGAATTTGCCAGTTATTTGGCTGGGCTTGTAACGATATTCGGCCCAGCGCTCTTGATAGCCAAAGGGCTCGTCATCATCGGCGGTGCCGTCACAGTAGATTTCCTTATTGAGAATGGTTTGTTCGCCAAGATGCGAGAGTACGGGCATATAATAATCATACCGCGTTGAGCGGGAAAACATACGAGGAAGTCCCTGTTGATATGTGAGGTCGGCCCGGACGTTGACAAGGCCGATAATCACGCAATGCTCTGTAAAGGACTTAGTAAAGCCGTGGAATGTATCGCCAAAAACACCGAAAGCAGCAAGATTGCCTTGCGGAGTGACGTTATCAGACGCGGAGGTCTGTTGAACGGGATTGATAGACAGGCGACTAGAGGAGCCGCCAAGGTATTCAGGGCGCTGGAGTCGGGCGTCCGGAGAAATGACGCCAAAATGAGAACGGATAATTTCCGTATAGCGCGTACCGCCCCGGGCGTCACGCTCAAGAAGTTTTTGAACTTGGAAGGCCTGACGAAGGCTATTGATTGTCGCAGCCGTAGCGCCGGAAAGGTCGGCAGTACCAACGAGAGGGCCGATATTTCCGGAAGCGTTAAGAGCGGGATTGGACCACGTAAGGGACTGTGTACCGGCGGTCTGGCCGGCAGTAGTATAAACCGCTAAATCGTTGGCGCCGCCGCGATGCTGAAGATTGCCAA